ATGGATTGTAAAGAAGAAAAAGAAATCGGGTACAGGCTTCGCAGCCTGATGGAAGAGGAGATAAAGAAGGAGCATTTTGCGGGGGCTCTGATTGGTTATTATGAGAAGGGGAGGGAAGTTTTTTTGGATACTTATGGTATGGCTGACAGGGAAGAGGCCCGGCCTGTGAGGCGGGATACGATTTTCCGGCTATATTCCATGAGCAAGCCTGTGGCTGCTGTGGCTGTGATGATTCTGGCGGAGAGAGGGCTGCTGGACCTGGATGCTCCGGTCTGCAGGTATTTGCCGGAATATGAACGGATGTATGTTCTGGGGGATGAGACTCCGTATACCATTACGGTGAGGCAGCTTTTGAATATGACTGCTGGGATTGTATATCCGGATGAGGATGCGGCCGGACAGGAAATGACGGGACTGTTTGAGGATATTCATGCGCATATCAGAGATGGTGCGGGGTATAGTACGAGGGAGGTTGTGAAAAAGATCGCGGAAAAACCTTTGGCCAATGTGCCGGGAAGTGCTTGGCGGTACGGGCTTTGTGCGGATGTACTGGGGGCTGTCATAGAAGTAGTGTCGGGGATGACATTGGGAGCGTTCTATAAAAAAGAGATTTTTGAGCCTCTGGGTATGGCGGATACCGGATTCTATGTGCCGCGGGAAAAGTGGGGCAGGCTTGCCCAGCTGTACCGGCAGGAAGAGACGGAGAATGGCGTGAAGCTGGCGGTGGAAGAGGAACGGACCCTGGGACTTACAAAGTGCCTGGAGCAGCCGGCTTTTGAATCTGCAGGGGCGGGGCTGTTATCCACGGCGGATGACAGTGCGCGGTTTTGTATGATGCTGGCAAATCAGGGGATTTTGGACGGGGTTCGGATCCTGAAAGCGGAAACCGTGGAACAGTTTATGCAGAATCAACTGGGGGAAACGCAGACAGAATCCATTTATTTTGAACATATGAAGGGATACGGGTACGGCAATCTAATGCGGGTGCTGCTGGATGAAAATGCTTCTCCCATTGGAGGAAAACAGGGGGAATTCGGCTGGGACGGCTGGGCAGGCGCGTATATGGCCGTGGATGGAAAGAGGCAGACAGTATTCTTGTTTATGGTGCAGGTCAGCGCTTATTCCAACTGGCCTTTAAACAGAGCGATCCGGGAGATTCTGTGCAGGTGAGAAAATCCGACGGATTCAAAAGGAGCGGCCTTATTGCAAAGGGGTCAGACCCCTTTACAGAAAAAATACCACATGTTCGGATTTCTAACAAAATGAAAGAAATTTGCAATGAACAAATATTTACGGACGTGTTAATCTTTATTTAAAAGAATGCAATTTTATTATAGCCCAGAAAGCAAAAGGGAAAGTGCCGTGAACCCCTTATTTTACGGCATTTTTGACGGTTCTAATGAGTATAAATAAGTACTAATAAAAATTGATAAAAACGGATCGGTTAGTAACAGGTTAGTAACATATTTTAATTTTTTCAATTTCTTCGCGCAAATCCTCCAGTGACCTGTGTCCATAGACCTTATTTGTAAGATCATTTCCAAAACTATGTCCCAGCATGCGCTTTCGGTCATTTTCAGAAACCTTATTATCCTCACACAATTTTGAGAAAGTATGCCGGCAATCATGAGGCGTGTGCTTGTCTATTTTTAGCATCTCCAGGACTGCGTACATATCTTCCCTGAAATCAGTTGTGTTTTTCATCAATGCTCCATCTCTCTTTATACGTCGCTTTACAAGGCCGTATATACCGCTGTGTATAGGCACAATTCTTTCCCGGCTATATTTGTTTTTCACCCCGCCCTGAAAATACCTTTCTTTAAGATCCACCTTCATCTTATTGTAAGCTGCGATTCTATATCCAGAGTAGCACATAATCAGGATCATTTCTACAGTTTCATTATCTTTATTATCCCACAAAATTTTTAGTTCGGAATCAGTAAATGGTACGCCGTGTTCGTCGTCGTCCTCCTGATCGATTCGGACAAACTGAGCATAATTTTTATCGCATAGGTTATTGGCCTCGGCATACTGGTACATTTGTCTAAAGAGAGTCTGGATAAGCTCCAGCGATGCGTGTTTTAACTCACAGTTATCAATGACTTTTTGCATATCTTTTTGGGTGATTTCGATAAATGGCTTATCATGGAGAGCAACACAATTTTTATAGGCAGCGCTCATGCTGCGTTCCATGCTTGTTTTTTTCCCTTTGTGACCGTATTCTTGCTTGAATTTATCTTTGTAATATTCGTGGAACACCTCACTGAACGTTTTGGTGCCTTTGTTTGCCTTGGCCTTTTGGGTGTACTGGGAGAGAATTTCAGCAACCTGCTTCTCCAATTCCTTCTGATCGGACGATAACTCAGTTTCCCGGCCCGGGTAGTATTCTCCATTTCTATACCATGTCAATACCGTAAAGGCCTTGTACCAGTCGTCGACATAACACAGGGCCTTGGGCGTCTGCGGTATTCCGTCCAAGTCAAACTGTTTTGTGGGCGGATGAACCGCATAAGGATTCCGCCGGCCGTCCCCAAGATACTTTATGCTGCCGTAGCCGTTCGGCAGTTTCTGATGCTTTTTCCTTTTCTTTTTTGCCATATATCTCTCACCTCTCTGTAAAAATGGGTATAAAAAATACACCTATGCAGGTGCAGAGATTTTGTGGTATAATCATCTTGGGTGGTGATTATACGGTTGCTCTGCAGCCTGTATAGCATCTATATTAAGCCGTTCCTGATTGCCGTCAGGGGCGGTTTTTTTTTATATTAATTATTAATTCAGTTCATCCGGAGTACTATTGTAATGGAAATTGAAGCTAGAAGGGTCATAATCTCCCCCAACCATTTTGTTAATCTTATCTGCAAGAGCAGAGCCAGCCTCCTCATAATTTTCAGCTTTCCAAGAATCTACTACACCAGGATTTTCATAATGCTTGAAAATAGAATTCCATTGATCTTCATTGCCACCATAGTAAAGATCAATAGTTCTATCATGCAAATATGATAATGTTCGATCTGTAATACTTGTGAGGCTTGACGGGAGATAAATTTTCTCAGCATCAGAACCATTAAAAATAGCTTCGTCCAGCTCAGAAATTCCCTCTGATATAATTAATGTTTTAACTCCTCCACCCAATTGAAAATCAGTCAGATCTGTTTTATAATTTACGTCTTGAATTTTATATTCTGAATCTATAGTTAGGGAATCATTACTCCCGTTATAGTCTAATAATTTGAGCCGCTCGTCGCTTATCTCATATTCAAAATCATCGATACCCAGATTGGACTCTTCGACTGGGGCCTGATTTTCTGTCTGGTGGGATTCATCAACGGGTGCCTTGGTTTCGGTTTGATAAGAAGGCGCGGGTGTGTCTTTTTCATCTGTGGTCGATCCGCAAGACCAAAAAGTGAGAAAGAAGAACAAACACACCGCTGTTATAAGTATTCCCGTAACCAGAGACTTATTTCTATTCTTTTCACGCTCAGTAAAGAATGCCCAAGAATGTCCGCAATCTTTACAGAGAGCCATTTTTTGATTGTAAAACGCGGTTGAACTATAACCTGTTCGTTTTCCTGTCAATCCCCAGAGCCCGAACGTTGATGCCTTCATTGCTTTTCTGCCTACTTTAGTAGGGGCTCCCGGATTCCTTGTTACTGTACTTGCTCCAGTTTGCACAAAAGATATATCTACATTGGTGCCACCGCACATAGGGCACCGTATTTTGGCGGGGCCTCCCGTGGGTGCTGTGTTTGGTGTGTGCCCCATGGATCCTGGCTGGCTGGCAGCAGGCTGCGGATCTTTGACGAAGCTATACCTGTTTTCCGTACTGGTATTATGGGGCGCTGTGTTTTCACTTTTACTTCTGGTTTTAAAATATAAGTTACACCTATCACAGATGTAATAACCCTCTTTATTTTCGAGTTTTCGCAGCTCGTTGCCGCATTTTGTACATTTCATAATAGATCCCCCCTACATCATTTGCCCAAGAAAACACCACAGAAAATTACCAATAATTACCAGCAACATATTGCCAATTTATGTCATAAAATTAAAGCATGAAGATACTTTTGGATAAATTAATGAACGAAAAACAATTATCTATCCGCCAAGTATCCAATATGACAGGAATATCAAAATCTACTATACATAATATCATGACCGGAGCCTATTCCCCGACAATGGACACTTTGGAAGCTATAGCCAAGGGGCTCAAAGTGCGCTTTGAGGACCTTTATGAATCCGATCTGTAAAAAGTGTCCAGGATCCTGGACGATTATATAAGTTTCCATAAGAATCCCGCTATCCCCGTGTTTACTTAATAGAACGGGAGATATCCACATATTTTCCACATAGTTATAAACAAAATATTCGAACGCATGTTCTTGTCTTTCTATATCATATATAGTATCATAAAGACAAGGAATTTCGGACGTGCGTTTCCCAGTGGTGCATGGAGGGCGGTACATGGATAACAAAGAATCTAAAAAACAAAAAGACATTGAAACCATCGTTGAATTATTGAAGAAAGACACTCCTGAAAAAGTTTCTGAGATACTTATATTCGTGATAAATTATCTTTCTCCATAATTCATCTAAAGGGAGCCAGGAAACTGGCTCTTTTTTAGATTCTCTATATATTGTAAAGCAATCTTTTCCAATGTAGCCTTGCTCGCAGGATCCAGCTGCTCATAAGTAACGATCAGCGCTTGGATGGCGGAAACTACAACGGAGTCTTCACCTTTTAGTATCATCGCTGTATACTTCATTAATTTTTGCTGATCTGTCAACTGTTCGAACATTTCCCCTTCACCGGTTCGCAACCAATCCTCATTCACCCCAAATTCTCTACATATAGACTTCAGTACAGAATTTGACGGGTTTCTATTTCCATTTTCATAATTAGCAATAGTGTTTCTTGCAGAACCTATTCTTTTTCCGAATTCTTCTTGCGTAAGTTCAAAATGTTCTCTTATAAACTTGATTCGTTCATTCATTATTTTCACCTACCTTTAAACTGATGATATCACTAAATGTTCTCAAAGTCAACAAAAAAGATATTGACAAGCGACCCGATGAGAACTATAATAGTCTCATGGGGAACAAGAAAGGAGGCAGGCACATTGAAAACAGAAGAATGGAGGAGGTGGGAAGGATGCTGAAAAAGATTTATCAGGAGTTATTGCTAATAAGAAAAGAACTCCAAGCTATTCGGAGTAGCATGGAGTCCAGTATTACATCTGAAGTCGTGGAGGAGATTAATAAGGAGATAAATAAGACTGGAAAATCTCCATTACTCATTTAGCCACGCGTGATATTTTTCTAAAAGCTTTAGGGACATTTTAAAACTTATCTCAGGAATAGCATATGTAACGGAGCAAGGTTCTCGGTTATTAATTATGTCATCACACATGGCTTTATAGTCATCCTGAGTAATTTGAGAAATAAAATCATTGAAGTCTTTCATAAAAGTTCTCCTTTCTTTCGTACTCGACGTGCCAGCGCCTGTACGTACATTATAAAAGGAGGCCATTGAATACGCAAGTTAGTAAATAAAAGTGAGGTGAGAACATGTTTGATATCGAAAAAGAAAAGCAGCAGGAAATCGACAAGATAGTATCTATTGTAAAGCAGATTGACCTTCCGGACATCCTTCTGCTGCAGAGGGATGCGAATACCCTTTTAATGCGTAAGAAAGAAGCAGAAGGGATACCGGATACCGATGATAAGAAAGTTGGATAGGAGGTGGGATAGATGGCGAAGTTCATAATATTTCTGCTTACCGTATTCCTGCTATCCGTCATAGGTTTAGCAATCTGGTGGGTGTGGAGCAGGGTATACGTGGCTATCAAAAGACGTGAAAGCGTTTTTGATATAGAAGAGGAAACTCATAAAAAGATCAAGAAGAAAATTCGGGAGGAAAAAGAATGAAAGCAAAAATCGTAGCAGTAATCATTGGAATTGCAGTAATTGCAGGGGGCGCTTATGTAGCCACATCTCTCACTAAGGTAGATCAAGGAGAAGTCGGGGTTGTGTATACAATGAAAGATGGCGTAAGCGACAAGACGCTTTCCCCGGGCTTCCATTTTGTCGGGCCGTTTGCAAAGGTTAAAGATTACCCTATCGCACAGCAGCAGTTAGTTTTAAGTAATAACGCTGCAGACTTTAACGAAAAGAAACTCGATAAAGATACTCATGTGGACGCTCCTGCAGATGGCGGAATGGTGAAGATGAATATGACGATTAATTATAACTTCATCCCCGAGAGAGTAACCGGACTTTATGAGCGTTTTAATGGGATGGATGGAGACCAGATCGTGGAATCTAAGGTGAAAAATTCCATACTTGCCTACATAAAAGAAGTCACTCCTCAGTTTAGCGTAATGGATATCTACAGCACAAAGCGGGCAGAAGTCGGGCAGGAGATAACGAAGTATTTAAATGAAAGGCTTCAGGAAGAGTATGGGATCAATATTTCGTCGGCCTTAGTTATCGACGTTCAGCTCGACGAAGAGCTGCAAAAGAAGGTACAAGCAAAAGAACAGGCCAAACAGGATGCAGAGAAAGCCGATCTGGATAGGCAGACAGCGATTGCACAGGGAGAAGCAAATAAGGCCAAAGCCGAGGCCGACAAAGCAGTAACAATAACCAATGCTGAGGCAGAAGCGGAAGCAAACCGGATTATATCAGAATCCATAACTGAAAACCTGATCAAGATGACAGAAGCAGAAGCAAGAAAGGAACATGGCTGGGTTGAAGTCCAGGGAGCTGATGCCATTGTTAAAGAAAAATAAGGGATGATGCATAAATGCAAAAAGAAACAATGGGTGTTCCCGAGGCAGCCAAACTGCTGGGGTGCAACCCGGAAGCAGTGAGAAGGCGCATCCGCCGCGGGATCTGGAAATTTGGGGAGGTTATACCCAAGGAAATAACCGGTAATGAGATCGACAGCTTTGTCATTTATCGACGCAAGCTGTATAAGCATCTCGGAATAGAGGAGGACAGGCAATGACGAAGAAACAGTTTAAGGAGCGCTACCAATATATTAAGGAGAATGTACGGGAATGGCGCCGGGAAGGCGCAGACGATGACACAGTAACGAGGCATCTGGTTGCATGCGTTACGGCCTGTGCAGGCACGGAATACGCATTAACCTACACAGAGGATCAACTGCAGCAGATATTTGATCTGCGGCACGGGGAGGTGCAAAGCGATGAGACACAGAACGCGTGACCGTCCGGTATCCTGCCGGCAGTGCAGCCACTACAGGAATTGCATGGAGCGTAGCAGAGACTACCCGTGCATCGAATTCAAACCGATCAGATCAATATCGCTATGGGGCTGGTGCTATGTAGGAGTGGTACTGGCAGTATTGTTCCTGATCGGGATAGCAACTACATAATTAAATTCAAATAAAAAGGAGATCATTATGAAAAAATTAGCACTTTTAAACACAAGCATCTTGACAACAGCAGGGGAGTACAGCCTTACGGACATTACGCTGAACGAGGCAAGGAACTTGGTCAAAAAACACCGCGACAATCTGAACTCAGCAATAGGGCACGCTTCATCAGCAGAGATCATGACAACACTTCTCGGTGTAGAGATCCCGATGAACCGTCAGATGTTCATTCAGGATGTAGGCCAGCGTGCACTGGTTTTAAAACTCAATGGCCGCCCGGAAGAAGGCAAAATTTTATCTGTAGAAGATATTGAGCGGATCGGGTATAAGTTTCAGATTTTGGATCGGATCAAATAAAAAAGAGCGCTTACATAAAAGCCCTGGCCGGGGCGGTAAGCACTCACACAAATAATCACCTTTATTATAAGGTAGAAAGAAGGAAATGTAAATGATTAAAGTAAATGCCACAACAATCGAACTTCGAGGGGATATAATTCAGCTTTTATGTGAAGCATCTATGATGTGTAAATCGTTGCACAAGGCGGCATCCGATATGTTTGATCCAGTTACAGCGGACCATCTTATAGCAGGTCTATTTGAGTTGGCAAGAATGGATGATTCTGAAATAGAAAAGTGCGACCCCTGGGAAGCGGCACTCAAACTCGCAAAGAAAATTATAGGCGAGAACTAGCTTTTTCAGACCATAAAAAAGGGAGGCACCGATGCACGCAAGGACGCAGTACACGCCCCTAACGGCGGAGGAACAGCAGTTTGCGGCAGACAACCACCATATAGTAGATAAGTTCCTGCGCTGCCGTGGGCTGCCGAAAAACGAATGGTACGACGTGGTCATATTCCGGTACTTGCTGTCCGTCAAGAAATGGCACCTGCGCCCTGAACTGCACCAATGGGAGTTTGCGGCAATTGCGTTTAATGACATGCGCTCCGCAGTTTGGAGCGAACGGGGCAAGCAGGGCCGGAGGATCCAGACGGTCAGCCTTGACGGCATTGTACCAGGGACGGATGACCTGATGCTGATGGACACTATAACAGGGGACAATCTTAATTATGTCCCCTACTGCACGGAAGGAGAAGACATGAATATAAGCTATGACGTTCCACTCCCGGAAAATCGGCGTAAAAAGAAGAGTGATGAAGTGATCGCGATAGAAGCGTTCCTTACCACCGCAAAGATGAAGAATATGCGAATCGAATATGACACTGAAGAGGAAGCCAAAAAGAAAATCATCTCAGTACGCAGCTACAGGAACAAGAATAAGCTGCAGGAAAAAGTCGACGTATTCCGGGACGGGAAAGACGTATATGTTGTAAAGATTAAAAAGGAGGATCAATAGATGGGCAGTAAGTTTGAAATAGAGGAATCAATTGCGGTTCTGTCAGAGAGGGACAGCACGGGATTCCGTAAAGAGCTGAATTATGTCAGCTGGAATGACCGGAGGCCGAAATATGATATCCGGGGATGGTCGGAAGACCATAAGATCCCGACAAAAGGGATCACATTGACAGCTGATGAATTATTAAAAGTAGCCCAGGCGGGGCTTAAAAAATTAGGAGGGAAATAAGTATGCATATTACAGTAAATTTTGAAAGTATTGACGAGATGGTGGAGTTTTCCAGCATTATAATAGGAAACTTTAGGGGTAAGGTGGAATCAAAAACAGAGGCGGAAAAGCCTGCGACACAGCCGGAGCGGCCTGTTGCTTACGGACAGCAGATTGCCGCGCATTTCCCGGCAGCAAACACAGGTCAAGCTGCATCACAGCCACAAGCCGCAGTGCAGCCACAAGCCGCAGTGCAGCCTCAGGCTCCAGCGCCGCAGCCAACGCCGCAGGCACCGCAGCCAACGCCGCAGGCACCGCAGCCAACGGTCCCAACAACAGCACCAGCATATAAACTGGATGACCTATCAAATGCGGCGATGCAGTTAATGGACAAGGGAATGCAGGCTCAGCTGTTACAGCTGATAGCCCAGTTTGGCGTTGAGTCACTTCCTCAGCTGCCGGAAGGTCAATATGGTAACTTTGCGACAGCACTGAGAGGATTGGGGGCTCAGATATAATGGGAGGACACGCAGAAAGAGAACATGCCCTGTTCAGCGCGTCGGGAGCTCACCGGTGGCTGGAATGCCCGGGGAGCATCCTCCTGGAGAAGGATTTTCCTGATACCTCATCGAATGCAGCCGCGGAGGGGACACTGGCACATGAGCTGGCGGAAATGAAAGCGGTAAATTATTTTTACCCAGCTGTCATATCCAAAAAGAAAATAACCTATGCCGTCAAGAAGATGAAAGAGAATGAGTTATGGGACGATGAAATGCTGGTACATACAGACACTTACGTTGACTATATCAGGGACGTTTCCATGAAACTCACGAGCCAGCCAAGGATGGACGCGGAGCACAAGTGGGACTACGGGAAATATATGCCACCAGGATACGAGACGGAAGGCTTCGGTACGGCGGACTGCACGATGGTACAGGGAGAAAAACTATTTGTCGTAGACTTTAAATACGGGAAAAGCCCAGATGGACGTGTGTCAGCAGAACATAACCCGCAACTGATGCTGTATGCGCTGGGGGCCTATGAAGTCTATAAGCTGTTATATCCTATTAAAGAAGTCCACCTGGCAATCGTGCAGCCAAGGCTTACTGATGGGATATCAGAATGGGAGTGCGGTATAAATGACATTCTGGAATTCGGGGAGCATGTCAGAGAACGCGCCACACTTGCAGTTTCCGGTAACGCAGGCTATTCGCCGGGCGTAAAAACTTGTAAATACTGTAGAGCGCGGGCAGTGTGCCGGGCCAGATCCGACCACAACGTGAAACAGGCATTCACGCTTGGCGAGATGCCGCCCCTGATCACGAATGAGGAGGTGGGGGAACGCCTCCTGGCCATGCGGGATGTAGTGAAGTACCAAAAAGACCTGCAGGAATATGCACTTAAAGAATGCCTGGCCGGGAAAGAGGTGCCGGGATGGAAAGCCGTGGAAGGGAAAGGGAAGCGCGACTGGACGGATCAGGACGCCGCCCTTTCTAAACTGACAAAGAGCGGCGTAATAGAAGAGGAAGTCCTGTGGGAAAAAGTCCCGCTAACGCTTGCACAAATAGAGAAGGCCGTAGGCGCAAAGGATTTCCAAGACGCCGTCGGGGAGTTTGTCGTAAAGAAGGCAGGCGCCCCCACGCTGGCGGAAGAATCAGATAAAAGAAAAGCAATCACAAATAAAATAACTGCCGAAGAGGCGTTCAAGGAGGAAAAATAATATGGAAAATTTAACAAACGTGACAACCGGTGAAGCAAGATTATCTTATGTGCATCTGTTCAAGCCCTATGCATTTCAGCCCGGGCAGGAAGAAAAATTCAGCTGTACAGTGCTGATCCCTAAAACAGATATGGATACCATGAACAGGATTAATGCAGCCATTGAGGCAGCAAAGCAGAGAGGGACGACAGATAAATGGAACGGCATCTGTCCGCCCATCATTCCCACCCCAGTACATGACGGGGACGGGGTGAAATCGGACGGGACAGCTTTCGGTACAGAGTGCCGCGGGCATTGGGTGATCAATGCGAGTGCCAAAGCAGATTACCCGCCGGAAGTAGTCGACGCAAACCTGAATCCCATCATCAACCAGTCAGAAATCTACAGCGGAATTTACGGAAGGGTGAACCTAAACTTCTATCCCTATTCCTTTAATGGGAAAAAGGGAGTCGGATGCGGCCTGGGGCCTGTACAGAAAACACGTGATGGTGAGGCTCTTGGAGGAAGCGCGCCTTCTGCATCTGAAGCATTCGGCGCACCACAGCCGGCTCCGCAGGCATATACCCAGCCGGTACAACAGCCAGCGGCGCAGCCGGTAACACAACAGCCGTATACGGCACCGCAGGGGCAGACCCCCTGGGGGCCTCAGGGAATCAACCCAATTACCGGACAGCCGATGTAATTTACGAGGGGCTTCGTGCCCCTCACTTTTAAACAGGAGGGAACAATGGGAAAGAATCTCAGTATCGACATAGAAACAAAAAGCAGTGTAGATATCGGGAAGGCTGGGCTCTACAGATATGCGCAGTCGCCTGACTTCGAAATCCTCTTGTTTGCTTATCAGGTGGATAATCTGCCCATTGAAATTGTGGATCTCACAGCGGGGGAACGAATACCCATAAGAATACAGAACGCTTTAAGGAATCCCAAGGTAGTTAAGCACGCATACAACGCCGCTTTCGAGTGGTACTGCCTGAACCGGGCGGGATACGAAACCCCTTTAAGCCAGTGGCGCTGCACCATGATGCACGGGCTGTACTGCGGATATACGGCCGGCCTGGACGCAACAGGTAAAGCGATTGGGCTCCCGCAGGATAAACAGAAGCTCACGACCGGCAAGGCCCTGATCCGCTATTTCTGTGTCCCGTGCAAGCCAACGAAAAGGAACGGCGGCAGGACTTGGAACCTCCCGAAGCATGCCCCAGAAAAGTGGGAGCTCTTTAAGGAATATTGTAAGCGGGACGTGGTTACTGAACATGAAATCCTGAAACGGCTGAACCTGTTCCCGGTGCCGGAAGAAGAGGAGAGGCTGTGGCAGATGGATATTAAAATGAATGCCTTTGGCGTGAAGGTTGATACGGATCTGATCAAAGGGGCCCTCACAATAGACTCGATCAGTACAGAGAAACTGACTGAAGAGGCAGTCCAGATCACCGGATTAAGCAATCCAAATAGTCCCGCGCAGCTTCTTCCATGGATAAACAGCTATATGAAGGATGACAGGGAAGATCCTGACGTGATCAGCGACATCCGGAAAGAAACGGTGGAAGAAATGCTGCAGAGGCGTGATGAGCTTCCGGCAAAAGTGGAACGTGTCCTGGAGATCCGGCAGCAACTGGGAAAAACATCAGTAAAGAAATATGTGGCTATGGATACAGCAAAAGGCAATGACGGAAGAGTGCGCGGGCTGACGCAGTTTTATGGGGCCAACAGGACGGGGAGATGGGCCGGGAGGCTGGTACAGTTGCAGAACCTCCCCAGGAACTACCTCAAGACGCTGGATTACGCTAGGGATCTGGTCAAGCAGCAGAATTATGAGGGCGTAAAAATGCTTTACGGCAATGTACCGGATACTCTTTCACAGCTGATCCGGACGGCCTTCATACCCTCTGACGGAAATAAATTTGTAGTAGCAGATTTCAGTGCCATAGAAGCCAGAGTGATTGCGTGGCTGGCAGGCGAGCAGTGGGTCATGGAAGTATTTTCCACCCACGGCAAAATATATGAGGCGACAGCCAGCCAGATGTTCCATGTGCCTCTCGAACGGATCTCGAAGGGGAACCCGGAGTACTCCCTCCGGCAAAAAGGAAAAGTGGCTACACTTGCGCTGGGATACCAGGGCGGGACAGCCGCGCTGATTGCAATGGGGGCGCTCAACATGGGCCTCACCGAAGAAGAGCTGCCGGATATCGTACAAAGGTGGAGACAGGCTAATCCAAGGATACGCGACCTGTGGTACGCAGTAGAGCAGGCGGCACTTACGGCGATGCAGACGGCTCAGCCGCAGGCGATACATGGGCTTATCTTTGCGCTGGAGGGCGATATAGTATACGGCCAGAGCTTCCTCACGGTGCAGCTTCCGAGCGGCAGAAAGCTATTTTACCCGAAACCATTCTTGAAAGAAAACCAGTTTGGTAAAATGGCGATCCACTATTATACAGTCGGGCAGCAAACGCGGAAGTGGGAAGTAACATCTACTTACGGTGGGAAAATGACGGAGAATATTGTACAGGCAATTGCAAGGGACTGTCTTGCAGAAACCCTGCGAAGGATAGATGCCAAGGGCTTACAGGTGGTATTTCACGTCCATGATGAGGTAATCATAGACGCGCCGATGGTAACGACGGTGGATGAAATATGTGAGATTATGGCAGAGCCCATACCATGGGCACCGGGACTTATCCTCAAAGGGGCAGGATTTGAGAACAACTATTATATGAAGGATTAGGGGGATTACAGATGCAATACAACAGGAAACTGCGGATAAGCATGGCGGGGAGCCGGAAGGCAAATTATTGGCCGTCCGCCGACATCATGTGGTCCGAATTTGCAGAGAAGCTGAAAACCCCCGTCAGGGGCGCGGAGACCCTGGATGAATACATGTCCTGGCCGAAGCCCCGGCAGGACGAGGCCAAGGATGTGGGTGGATTCGTAGGGGGATTTTTCACCAACGGCCGGCGGAAACCCTGTTACTTGGAAGGGCGGGACCTGATCACGTTGGATCTGGACAACATCCCTGCAGGCCAAGCTGACGACATACTAAAACGCGTAGACGGAATAGGCTGCGCGGCGGCAGTCTACAGCACCAGAAAACACACAGGCTACGCCCCAAGGATCAGGGTCATAGTACCATTGGACACGACCGCGTCGGCTGACGAGTATGAGCCCGCAGCGAGGAAAATGGCGTCACTGATCGGGATCGAATACTGTGATCCGACAACGTTTGAGGGTAACCGGCTCATGTACTGGGCAAGCGCATGCAGCGACAGCGAGTACATATACAAGATATATGACAAGCCGTTCTGCAGCCTGGACGGGCTCCTGGGCATGTACGGCGACTGGAAGGACATTACCCAGTGGCCAAGAGTCCCAGGAACAGATGCGATTGATAAACGAAGATTATCCAAGCAAGAGGATCCGACGCAGAAGCGTGGCATTATCGGGGCGTTCTGCCGGTCTTATACCGTAACAGAGGCGATGGATAAATTCATCCCCGGAATGTACGAAGAGACAGCTGTTCCTGGGAGATATACATATACAGGCGGATCCACAACGGGAGGCGCGGTGGTGTACGACGGGGATATGTTCCTATATTCGCACCATGCGACCGATCCGTGTTCCGGGCTGCTGGTTAACGCTTTCGACCTGATCCGGCTGCACATGTTTAGCGACCGGGATAATGAGGCAAAAGAAGGCACGCCCGTTAATAAACTTCCATCGTTCGTAGCCATGGGCCAGCTTGCAAAGAGTGACGATAAGGTTTCCGGTCTCATGGTCCAGGAACGTTATGAACAGGCCCAGGAGGCTTTTAAGGGATCAGAGGTACAAACACAGGATGAAATCGACCTGGACTGGATAAAAAAGCTAGCTGTTGACGGGAATAACCAGATCAAGAAGACCATCAACAACGCTCTCCTGACTCTGGAAAATGATCCAATGCTCAAAGGGAAAATAGTAACGGACGAGTTTGCAAACAGGGGCATGGTGCTGGGCAGCCTGCCGTGGGACAGGCGCGAGGAGAAACGCCTGTGGAAAGACGCGGACTATGCCGGGTTCTACAACTACATGGAACTATTTTACGGGATCACCGGCAAGGATAAGCTGGACAATGCCCTGCTGCTGATCGGCAGCCAGAACACGATTAATGACGTGAAAAGATATCTGAAGGGCCTGAAATGGGACGGCGTGAAGCGTCTGGATACTCTGTTGTCAGCATATTTAGGGGCTGACGATAATCCATACACACGGGTAGTAATTAGGAAGTCCCTCTGTGCTGCCGTAGCGCGTGCGATAATAGGCGGTGTAAAATTCGATAATATGCCGATATTCACGGGGCCGCAGGGGATCGGGAAAAGCACCTTCCTGTCCATTTTGGGTAAGGAATGGTTTTCAGACAGCCTGACAACCTTCGAGGGCAAGGAGGCCGCAGAACTGATACAGGGCACCTGGATCAACGAGGTGGGTGAGCTTACCGCCATGACGCGGCAGGAGACGAACGCGGTAAAGCAGTTCCTGAGCAAGACGCACGACATATACCGGGCGGCTTACGGGAGGACTACCGACAAATACCCAAGGCGCTGCGTATTCTTCGGCACAAGCAACGAGGACGAGTTCCTGAAGGATTCAACGGGGAACAGGCGGTTCTGGCCGGTAGACGTCGGCGTGTGCCCGACGAAAAGATCCGTGTGGGAGGAGCTGCCGCGCGAGGTGGATCAGATATGGGCGGAAGCCTATGCATACTGGCTACTGGGAGAGCCATTGTATTTATCAAAAGAAGAAGAAAAGCTGGCGGAAGAGATGCAGGAGAGTCACAGAGAGGAGTCCGGAAAGGAAGGGACTATTAGAGAGTTCCTGGAAAAGCCAGTGCCTGTTAACTGGGATAAGATGAACCTGAGTGCCAGGAAGATGTTCCTTTCCGGGGGATTGAAAGGCGAAATGGATCTTGTACCAAGGTCGAAGACCTGTGCGGCGGAGATCTGGACTGAATGCTTTGGCGGTAATATAGGTTACATGAAGCGCACGGACAGCATGGAGATCAATAACATCTTGTCGGGCATGAAAGGCTGGCAGAAGATAAAGACGCCCAGGGAATTCGGCCCACACGGTCAGCAGCGCGGATTTGAAAGAACTACAAAGTAGGATAAAAGCAGTGTAGTTTTTTGTAGTTAAATGTAGGTTTGTAGTTAAGCACTTTGTAGTTTGTAATTAGAATGTAGTATAACTTTGTAGGTGCATGAAATCCTTATAAACACGGGCTTTCTTTAATATTAACTACAAAACTACAAACTTTATATATATAAATAAAAAAATAGGTAATTAGGTACACACATATATCGCCTAACGCACCTGTACAGGGGTACACGTACACGTGCGCGAGGGATTGTCAGGTGGAGGATAAAATGAGAGAGGCAGAAATTGAGAAGATTTTAGTAAATGAGGTTAAAGGGCTGGGAGGCCGTGCTTACAAATGGGTCAGTCCCGGAAATGATGGGGTGCCTGACCGGATAGTTATTTTCCCGAACAGACATCCGGTATTCGTGGAATTGAAAACGGACAGAGGGAAATTGAGCGAGCTGCAGAAGATCCAATGCAAAAAACTGATTGATCTAGGGCAGCATGTGGAGGTCGTGCATGGCCTTTCCGGGTTGGCTTTCTTCTTTAAGTGCGAGGGTTTCCCAGAAGCAGCAGAGCGGATAGAAAAGAGGATGAAAAAGTGACAAAGGATATCCCGGGATATGAAGGGTTATATGGTGTAGACAATGAGGGGAATGTCTGGTCACTACGGAAGAATATCATCCTAAAACCCTATGTCAATACCGGTGGTTACTTAAGGGTGAACTTATGCAATTCAGGGAAAATGGAGCATAAGTATATTCACCGATTAGTAGCAGAAGCATTTGTCCCGAACCCGGAAGGGTGTAATATTGTGAACCCTATAAATGCAAACCCATCAGACAACAGGGCTGTTAATTTAGAATGGTGTGACCAGGGCTATAACATTCGGTATTCAAGAGATATGGGAAATCAGAATGATATACCAGTAAGGGCTTTTTCACCAATTACCGGAGAGATCAGGGAGTTTAAAAACTTAAAAGAAGCAGGAGAAGACTTGTTTGGTAAATGGTGGGCACTTCGTTATTTGTGTAGAAAACATGGGAAAAAGTTCTACAAAGGGCAATGGGCATTTGAGGTGATCGAAAAATGAAATTTGAACCACATGAATATCAAAAATTTTGCATTCAGAAGATTATTGATACAAAGAAAGTTGGCATTTGGCAAGATATGGGACTTGGGAAAACAGTCACAACGTTGACTGCCATAAAAGAACTGAAGTATAACCGGTTTGAGGTTAGAAAGGTCTTAGTGATCGCGCCGAAGAAGGTCGCGGAAGGTACCTGGACAAAAGAGAAAGACAAGTGGGAGCACACGAAGGTACTGCGGGTTTCCCCAGTGCTGGGGAGCGCGGCGAAGCGCATCAGGGCGCTGAATACGCCCGCGGATCTATACATAACCAACCGGGAGAACGTGGTATGGCTGGTAGACTACTACCGGAACAGCTGGCCTTTTGACATGGTCGTGGTGGATGAGAGCAGCAGCTTTAAAAGCCACAAGGCCAAACGGTTTAAGGCGCTGGCCAGCGTCGGCAGCCATATCGACCGGATGGTGGAACTTACCGGCACGCCGTCCCCGAACGGACTTAATGATTTGTGGGCCCAGGTCTTCCTGCTGGACGGCGGCGAACGGCTGGGGAAACGGTACACGCATTTCAGGGAGCAGTATTTTGACCCGGGTGACCGGGGTAACAATGTGATATACAATTACAAACCGAAACAGGGCAGCGAAGACAGCATTTTAAGCAAGATAGCGGACATCTGCATCAGCATGAAAGCGGAGGATTATCTTCAGCTTCCAGAGGTCATATACCATAAAGTCCCGGTCATCCTGGACGGCAAAGCGGAAAAGGCATACAGGGAGCTTGAACGCGAGATGGTTCTGGAACTGCCGGAAGACGAGGAGGAGATCAGTGTAACCAGTGCGGCCGCATTGAGTAATAAGCTGCTGCAGCTGGGAAACGGGGCTTTATATGATGAGGACCGTAAGGTGCACGAGGTTCACGGCTGCAAAATAGAGGCATTCCTGGAGCTGATCGAATCCCTCCAGGGGAAACCAGCGTTAGTGTTTTACAATTACCAGCATGACAAGGATAGGATCCTGAAAGCCCTGGAAAAATCAAAACTACGGATCCGGGAACTTAAAACGGTACAAGATCAGGATGACTGGAATGCCGGGGAGATTGATGTCCTGCTTGCACATCCGGCCAGCGCGGCCTACGGGCTGAACCTGCAGCAGGGCGGGAACCACGTGATCTGGTTCGGCCTCACGTGGAATTATGAGCTGTACACGCAGGCCAACAAGCGGCTGCACCGCCAGGGGCAGACAGAACGGGTTATAATCCACCATCTCGTCTGCGAGGGAACCCGCGATGAGGATGTCATGCAGGCCCTGGAGAGGAAGGACGATGTGCAAAACTGGGTTATGCAGAGCCTGAAAGCCCGGATCAAGAAGATTAAGGAGGACGCAAAAAAATGACAGAGAAACAGGAACGGATATTGGAAAAATATTTGACCGACGATCACATAAAAGCATTGGACGACAGCGGGTTTGAGGCAGTATCGGCCTTTATAAACCTTATTATGCAAACAACCCGGCGTACTGCTGGGGGCTGTTCAGTGAGCTTCATCCCGGTGTTAGAGCGCAGGCCCACCGAACAGGAGCGGGAACAGATTGAAAAGAAGCTGAACAAGGACAGAAAGTCTTATGGATTGTTGCCGGATGAATACGTATCGGTTAAAACAGTGCGCTATTACTACGGAGGCCCCGCTTGGTATGACGCAATGCAGACCTGGTACAAAGGCGAGGGCAACAGCTTATCCTGTAAGATCGCGCGGGTCAGCGTAGATGGAGAGGCATTAAAAAGCACATACGACACGATGTACGACATGGGGATCAGGTCAGTCCATGGACTATTAAAGTACTGTGAGGATGCTATGCAGCAGCTGAGCGGAGAGAAACGGATACCATTTAACATTTAGGTGAAAGCCGGAAAGGGGATAAATGGAAGGGTATAGGTTATGGTGCAAAAACAAGAATGAGTGGGAACGGGATAATAGTTGGATTGGGGTTAATGGTTGTCTTATGACATTACATCATGGATATCCTTGCCCGCTTAACGGTGATACACATATTTTACAACGGTCAACGGGCAGGCGTGATATATCTGGACGGGAAGTCTTTGAAGGGGACTTTATCGAAAGCCACCAGGGTACGCAAGTCTTAGATGTGTTAATGGTGGTGAAATACGGTACATACGAGGCATATTGCCCGGCAGATGACTGTTATATGGACAATGTGGGTTTTTATGTGGAAGCTGTTGGATATCCTCAGATGCCTTTAGGACCGTTGGAAAATTATGCAAAGGTTATCGGGAATATTTTTGAAAATCCGGATTGGCTTAATCAACAGAATTAACATTTAGGCAAAATCTAGAAAGGAATATATTATGTGGACTGATTTGAGTAGATTTAAGGTGATACATGGAGGCAAGGTGCTCAATGCGGTAGCTATAGCAGAAATAAGGATGCCGGAAGGAATGGACTGGGAAGATAGGGATACCATTATTAAACCAAAAACAATTGATGTGTTGGCAATCAATGAAGATGGGAATCTGGTATCCATTATGGATGAGGCATGGACGTTTCAATTTTTGCCGATAGTATCCAATTAACAATTTTAACATTTAGTGAATAACAGAAAGGAGCCGTTCCCCGGCCGGGAGAGTGTACACGGAACCTTTTTAAAAATGGCAAAAACAAACATAATTGTACCGGAAGGGGTACAGACGGATTATACAAGTGTGATCGTAAGCTACAGCAATGGAATAGACAGTACAGGGGCACTGTACTGGGCCTTACAGGAATTTCCAAAAGAGAAGATATTTCTCCTGTATTGCGATACTGGATTTGAGTATCCAGAAAATATCAAAATGTTTTATCGGACAGCTGCATTTATCGGAGTTAAGCCGGTATTACTACAGCACCAAAAGGGGTTTTTGAATCTTCTGTTGGAGGAACGGCTAAAATGGCCCGACATGAAAAACCGCTGGTGCACGGCGTATCTAAAAACAGGTGTAACCGACCATTGGATACGGACGCACAGGGATATGTTGGGCACCAAGTGTCTGTTTATCAGCGGAGAACGCCGGGACGAGAGCAGGGGCCGGGCGAAGCTGCCAGAAATAGAATATCATAGTACAACTCTCAAAACAAAAAGGGTTGCAGATTTTACCTGTCACTGGTACCGACCTTGCCTCGATTTCGAGAAAGGTAAAATGTTTGAGCAGGGAAAAGAATTAGGGCTGGAACCGCATTTTTGTTATGAATATCTGGGGCGCTGTAGTTGTATGGCTTGCATGTTCATGAATGACCAGCATGCCATTGAGAATATGAAACGGTATCCAGACCAGATAAGGCCATTCATACAGGCGGAAATAAAGCTGGCGCACACATGGAAGAAGAACAGAGGGCTGGTTGAGCTATGGGAGCAGTGCCGGGATATAGACGATGTAGAAGAAAGCTAAACTGGCATTTAGTGAAAGAAGGTGAAGGCATGGCATATGTAAGATGTGGAAATCATGATTGCGAATATCACAATAAAAGAATGGGGTGCGCTCTAAAGCGCGTTGGAATATCGAGTCACAACAAGGGAGAAAACCCCGGAGGAGAAGAGGGAGCTACACTGGAAAATCCAACATATTGTGTATCATATAAACAGATATCATCCGGCTGCAGGCCGGGGAAAGAAGGAGATTATGGCAAACTGTAATAATTGCGTAAAACAGGATGATTGTTGCAGCGCAAGAAAGATGAGCGGGTATTGTGGAGGATATAGTCCGGCAATGGTGACAAATAGAGAATATTTTTTCGGAGATAAAATGATAGCAGACACGGTGATGTTGCTTACATACGACAATCATCCAAGACAAGAGTGTAGAGATTTTAAACAAAAGCTGAGAAGAATGAGACCGGATGAACTAAGAAAATGGTTAGAAGAGCCAAAGGATCGGCAGTTCAATTGGTAAACTAAACCCAAATTTAATGAAGGAGAACAGTTATGACAACAAATGAGATAATTATGATAGTAATATGCACGATATGGTTACTGCTTATCCTTGCAGATACGATATTGAATATAATTGTAAGACGCGCGTATAACGAATATGTTCAGATCATAAGCGAGCAGAACGAAATATTCAAGCAATTGCTATTCGGGAAAAAAGATAATTGAAACCGGAAGTAGGGAGCCGGTGGATTAAAAATGGGTGAGTGAGTTTTTTTTATAGATAACTAAATAAAAAACAAGCAGTAGACTGTCCGGCCAGACGTTGATCTACTGCTCACTTACCTGAGGACAGTATACCATGATAGTCCTTGGGATTCAAGAGGAGGATTATTATGAGTACACAAATGATAAAATCACAGATGCGCGACGCGATATTAGTTACAATGGCACAGTATTTGGACAAGGCAGTGCTTCAGATCCTGAGTAATGCAATCGAGGAGCAGCTTGTAAGAGTTAATGTTGAGGAGATTACGACCCTGCCGGCCGAGGTAAGCAGGAGTGTAGATGAGCAGAACAAGTACATAATTGAGTTGTTCCTGATAAAGAAAGAGTCTTTGAAAAATGACACTAAGTACAACTATTTGAATGCCATTAAGAAGCTGCTGACTCAAGTAGACAAGCCATTAACAGAAATGACGGATATAGATATCTCTTTCTATCTCCGGTGGTACGAAAAGCGTAATCTGAATGAAGACGGATCGATTAAGATTAATAAGCCCAGCACTGTAAATAATGAGCGCCGATATTTATCAGCCTTCTTCAGCTGGATGCGCGAACAAAAATTGATTTTTGATAATCCAGTAGAATCGGTCTGCAAGAAAAAAGAAGAGAAGCAGCCGATAGATTATTTTGAGCCAAAAGACATTGAGGTGCTAAGAGAGGGCTGCATAACAAAGCGGGATAGAGCGATTGTAGAAGTGTTGCGCAGCACAGGATTAAGAGTGGGAGAAGTTGCTAATATAAACATCACGGATGTAGATTTTAGGAATGGAGATGTTTATGTGCGGCGGGAAAAGGATGGGCTTGATACGCCAGCGTTTTTGGATGATGTGGCGATGTATCATTTACAAGCATATTTGAATGAGCGTGACGATGATTGTCCGGCGCTTATAGCAACTGTTCGTGCACCATATACCAGGCTAACAAAGTGTGGCATTAGGGCCGCGCTGAAGGCTATTGCAAAAAGGCAGGGTATGACGGTCCGCGTGTATCCTCATAAAATGCGCAAGACTCTGGGTATGACCATGAAAAACAAGGGATATGACATCGGGGTTATACAGGAGGTTCTTGGGCATAAGAGCCCAAAGACAACCAGTCAGTATTATGCTACATCGACTAAAGAGACGCTGAGAAATATCAGACGTCAGGCGGCGTAAGGAGGGATAGATTGAAAAAGAGAAAAAGAAAAAACCGAAAAGAAATAGCACAAAGTTTCCAGGGGCATTATGGGGTAATGGCCCGAAAGGAGTCGTCACGCATGGCGCGGTGGTGGTTCAGGCGGCCTGCGTATCAGGTTAACGGGTTATCTGATAAGGCGCGCTGTCTGATCAGAGCGCAGGGATCCCAGATAGGGAGGAGTGGGCCGGATGACCTACAAGGAGCTGACTGATTATATATTCAGCCGGATGCAGCATGGCGATCACAAAATGTCTGAGCAAGTGCCGGCTGATGTGGCTGATATGATTAAGGGCGGGCCGGGGCATATAGATCCCGCACGGTACGTAGCCAGCAAGTGTGACATCAAGAGAGGAGTTGACGCGGTTGGACAAAAAAATACTTGAGGACTATATAGATGCCTGCGCGATTCTGGAACAGACAGAGGCAGAAATCAAAAGATTAAAACGCAAACAAAAGGCTGTCGTTAAAACAAACGTGGAGGGCAGTAATCCAGAATGGCCTTACGAAAAGAAGCATTTTACTATACAGGGTACTACATTGACATATAGAGATGACGGGCAGCTTAGAATTGAGGAACAAATAAAAGAGAGGCAGAAGAAAGATGCCGAGGAACTAAAGCTGATGGTCGAGGAGTGGATGCTTACCATCCCATTCCGGATGCGACGGATTATTGAATATAAATTCTTCCATGAACTGACATGGGAAGAAGTGGCTAAACTGATGGGGCGGAAGTGTACAGGAGATAGCGTTAGAATGGAGTTTAACAATTTCATGAAAAAGTAATTTCGCTTTTTTCGGACTTTTCGTTTTTGAAGTGCTATAGTGTAAAGTGAAATTGGTGGGTAATTACATGATGAACCTCCTTCATCGTTTTGAACAACGTCCTGCGCATTAGCGCGGGGCGTTTTTGTGTGGAGTATATCATCAATGGCAGATGTGCAGGGTAGCGCCCTGTGTCTCGGTTCGATTCCGGGTACTCCGCTTACCGGTGTTTTTGTTGCGGTTGTTCACCGGGCAACTAAAAAACAATAATTTCAACAAAGTCATTGTTCAACTTAGTATACATTGGGCATCAATGTGTCGTACAAGAACCGCAACAGTGGGCGGCGGCCACTACCCGGCTGCCGCTTATCTCAGAAAGGAGCGAATAATGAAAGTAAATATACTTGGTACTGATTATAAAATAAAAAAGTGTAAAATTTCGGAAGATAAACATATGAAAAAAATGAATCTTTCTGGGTATTGCGCTGAAATGGGAAAATACATAGTTATTGCTGATATGACGGATCCTGAGTATTTTCCAAATATGGATATATCGGAGCAGGAAAGATACAGGAAGGAAGTATTGAGGCATGAGATAATTCACGCATTTCTTAATGAGTCCGGGTTATCTAATTGCTCAAGTACCCCGGAAGGGCCGTGGGCTAAACACGAAGAAATGATAGACTGGATTGCGATCCAATCACCGAAACTCTTTAAAGCATTCAAAGAAGCGGGAGCATTATAACTAACTGAAAAGAAGGAGAGGTGAGCCGTTATGGCATTAACAGAAAAACAAAAAATATTTGCGGATGAATACTTGATTGATCTGAATGCTACAAGGGCTTACCGAGTAGCATATCCAGCTGTAAAGAATGATGATACAGCTGCCGCAGCAGGATCAAGATTGTTAAAGAATGTTAAGGTTGCGGTATATATTGATCAAGAGCTTGAAAATCTCCGGTCTGAGCGTGTTGCAGATGCGCAGGAGGTTATGGAACATTTGACAGCCGTTATGCGCGGAGAGGTAAAAGAGGAAGTCGTAGTGGTCGAGGGAGCAGGAGAGGGATACAGCGAAGCAAAAATAATTGAAAAGCAAATTGCGGAGCGTGACAGGATCAAGGCCGCTGAGCTGCTTGGCAAAAGATATTCCATGTTTACGGACAAAGTTGACGTAAACGGCGTGGAAGGCGTGGTGATTGTGGATGACATCCCAAAGCCAGACAACACAAGTTAGACTCACAGATTTAATTGCCCCGTCATTCTACAGTCTTCACCGGGATATCGCGGAGCATAATCACACGCATTATAAGCTATCCGGTGGGCGCGGATCCACAAAGTCATCTTTCATCAGCATCGAGATTATCTTTGGCATGATGCAGGATCCGGCGGCGAATGCTATTGCTATGCGGCGCGTGGGACGCTTTCTGGAAGAATCTGTATTTGAGCAGCTACGATGGGCAATAGACGCCCTGGGCGTAGCAGACAAATGGAAAGTAAGGCTTTCTCCTCTGGGTCTGACATATATACCCTATGGAAATAAAATCATATTCCGGGGTGCGGACGATCCTCAGAAGATCAAATCTGTAAAACTCAAAAACGGCTATTTCAAATACATATGGTTCGAAGAACGGTCAGAATTTGAAGGGCCGGAAGAAGAACGTACAATACTCCAATCACTCATGAGAGGCGGTTCGGATTATTTTGTTTTCTACAGCTGGAACCCGCCAAAGAGCATGAACAGCTGGGTGAACCAGGATGTGTTGGAAGAACGGCCTGACACTGCAGTCAGCCACACGGATTACAGGACAGTGCCCAGGGAGTGGCTTGGGGAACAGTTCTTCATAGAGGCAGAACACCTGCGAGAAACTAAGCCAAAAGCCTATGAGCATGAATACCTTGGAATCGCCACCGGGACTGGAGGGGCCGTATTTGAAAATGTTACCGTCCGGGCAATTACGGATGATGAGATCGCGGTATTTGATCGGATTAGGCAGGGGCTTGACTTTGGTTATGGTGCCGATCCGCTTGCATACATCAAGATGCATTACAACAGCAAGCAGAAGCGCCTCTTTTTGTTTGGTGAGATATATGCCGTTAAACTGGGCAACACCAAGGCCGCGCGGGAGATACGTAAATTCAATCCGCTGAACAAAATTATTACTGCTGATTCTGAGGAACCGCGTGCTATAGCTGCGTTAAATGAGCTGGGGTTACGAGTTATTGGAGCAAAGAAAGGCCCCGGATCTGTGGATTATGGCATGGAATTTCTGTCCGATGAATTGGAAGAGATAATAATTGACCCGAAGCGCTGCCCGAATGCAGCGAGAGAGTTTACAAGCTATGAACTGGAAATGGATAAGGACGGTAACTTTAAAGGCAGCTATCCGGACAAGAATAATCATACGATCGATGCTGTCCGTTATGGCATGGAAGACAGCATGATCAGAAGGAAGGCAAAAATTAAGAACAAGGCGAAAGCCGGATTCCACTAAGGAGGATAATATGTTTTTTAAAAAGAAAAAGGAAATTGAAAAGTTAAAACGTGAAATAGATAGTCTTACAACTGCCAACACCGCATTAACTAGATCAAATAAGGAATTGGAAGAAGAATTAAGGGGCGACTATGTTGACTCGGGTTTTTGTGCTGCATGTGAAAATGGAATTCCATTAAAAAATGATTGGGGGGACTTGTACGGTGTTAAATGTGCTCTTAAGTGTGAATGCGAAAATTTCGAGAGAAAACCACAGTGAGGTGATATGAGATGCGTGTGTTTACGATGCCCGCTCCTGAGTGGGACGAGAATAACATAGATAAGCAGGCAGTCAGGCACCTGATCCTGAAACACAGGGCATGTGTAAAAGACTTAGCACAGCTCAAAGCCTATTACAAAGGCAAGCACAAGATATTGTCTGACGAGGGCCGGGAGAATAAGCTGGTGTGCAATCACGCCAAAGACATAGCAGACACAGCTACGTCCTATTTTATAGGCAATCCTGTGAGCTATAAAAGCGATGCTGATATCAGGCCCCTGACGGATGCCCTGGAGCTGGCAGGAGCGGATGAAGCTGACGGGGATAACGGGCTGGATCTGAGTATCTATGGACGGGCTTACGAGTATATTTATACCAAGCAGGACGGCACCGATTTAATCATAAAGAATCTCCCACCGGAAAATACATTTGTTGTTTATGATGACAGCATAGAACAGAATGAGCTCTTTGCTGTCTATTATTATGCTCAAGTGGATTCGAGAGACGAGAATAAAACAGTCTATGTGGCTACCATCTTGACTCAGAATTATAAGTACATGGCGGTTATCGAAGACCTGGAAGGGCCCCAGGGATTCTTGGATGGGCCAGAACCGCACTTTAAGGGCGAGGTGCCTGTCATTGAATATCTGAACAATAAGCTGGCTATTGGGGATTATGAGCTGCAGATCCCGCTGATCGATGCGTACAACGCGCTGATGAGTGACCGGATCACGGATAAGGAGCAGTTTATAGACTCTATCCTTGCCCTGTACGGAGCGCTGCTATCTGACGAAGATGAAGAATATGAAGAAGATGGAAGCGGCAGCCAGACCGCAATGGAGCATCTTAAGGAAGAGAAATTGCTGGAACTTCCGACAGATGCAAAAGCAGAATACCTAACCCGGACATTTGATGAAGCGGGCGTAGAAATTTTGAAAAAAGCCATCGAGCAGGATATTCATAAGTTTTCCCACATCCCCTGCCTGACAGATGAGAGCTTCGGTGGCAACGTCTCCGGCGTTGCAATGGAATTTAAGCTGCTGGGCATGGAAAATATTACAAAGATCAAGACCAGGTATTACAAAAAGGGGTTACGTAAGAGGCTGCGGATCTTTACCAACTATTTGAATACGCGGTCGGGAGTCCGTGTTGACATCTCCGGGATCGCCCCAACGTTTACCCGCGCCATGCCTAAAAACCTATTGGAGATCAGCCAGTATGTGGCCAACCTCTGGGGGAAAGTAAGCCGGAAGACCTTATTATCGCAGATCCCCTTCGTGGAAGATCCAGAAGAGGAGCTGAAAGCTGTAGAAAAAGAGGAAGAGGATAATCTGAAAAAGCAGAAGGAACTTTTCGGGAATCAGCCGAATGAACCTCCGGAAGGCGGAGAAATAGACGATGAAGAGTAATACTTATTGGGAGCGGCGACAGGTTCAAGATGCCTTTAATTATTTTCAAAAGGCGGAGGACACAGCTGATCAAATCGCGAAAGTATACCAGAAAGCATCCCGGCACTTATCGCTGGAAGCTGACGAGATTTTCGAACGATATCAGGCAAAGTATGGACTGTCAGAGGCAGAAGCCAGGCGGCTTATTAATACTCTGCAGGATAAGACATCCCTGGATGAACTGCTGCAGAAACTCCGTAATGGTGACAAGGATCAATCAAAAAAGGATCTGCTTTCGCAGCTGGAGGCTCCTGCGTATCAAGCACGATTGGAGCGGCTGCGGCAGATGCAGAATCAGCTTGATTTGATCATGAGGAATGTGTACCAACAGGAAAAGAACTTTAGCACCAGTTTCTATACCGACCTCGCGAATGAGTCCTATTACCGCAATATATTCAATATTCAGCAGCGCGCAGATGCTGCTTTCTCATTTGGCCACGTCTCAGCTAAAATGATTGATCGTGTGATCAACAGCAGATGGTCCGGAGAGAATTACTCGGACAGGATCTGGAAAAACACTCAGGCGCTGGCACAAAATCTGAAAGAAGAGCTACTTATCAACCTGATTACCGGCCGGACGAACCGTGATGCAGCCAATATCATAGCCAATAAATTCGGGCAGGGAGTCAGCAACGCCCGCCGATTGGTAAGGACTGAAAGCAACTATGTCTCAACAGAAATGAATTTTAAGGCTTATGAAGAATGCGAAGTCGAAGAATATCAATATCTAGCTACACTGGATCTGAAGACATCTCTCGTATGCCGGAATCTGGACGGAAAGATATTTCCTGTAAAAGAAAAGCAGATAGGTCTTAATTGCCCGCCCATGCATCCATGGTGCAGATCCACAACGATCTCGGTTATTGACAGGGCTCTCATTGATAAGATGCAGAGATCTGCGATTGATCCGGCCACCGGCAAGAGGATCAAGGTGCCTCGGTCGATGTCGTACTGGGATTGGTATGATAAATATGTCAGGGGCAAACCAGAGGTTGAGCTGGAAGAGAAGAAGATCAAGAACCGATCTTCCGATAGAGCACAGCATAAACGGTACCGTGATATTGTTGGCAAAGATACCCCTAAAACGCTGGATGATTTCCAAAATATGAAGTATAATGATACTGACAAATGGAATTCGCTGCATACAAAATACCTGGATGCAAAACTGAAAATGAAAATTCAGTCAGATGCTACCAATAAGTCAATTGATCCGGGCAAACAGGGGAAACATATCGTAGGGCATAATAATTATGTAAAAGGGCACAGTTATCTTAAAATTTCTTCCGAAGAAGCACAGCAGCTTGTGAATAAATATGCTGGCACGGGGGAATTAAAAAGAGACAGAGCCGGAAAATGGACCAACAAGGAATTTATATCAGCAGATAAGAAAATCGGTGTTGTCGTGGATCAACAGACCGGAAAAGAGTATCCAACCTCACGGTTTTCGATTCACTACGCCAAAAATGGCGTGCATATAGTTCCAAGGAAAGGAGAGTAAAATGTTAGAAGGAAAAGAACTGGAAATGTATCATGCAGAGAATAAAAATGTTAAAGTGACTCTAACCGATGGAGAAATCCTGGAGGGTTACTGCAGAGAGTTTTCGTGTGAGTACGACAACGATCCGGAAGAAGCGAGTATTACTCTTCAGGATCCGGTGCAGGCTAAGACAGGCAAAACATTATATCAATCAACTGAAATATTTGAGCATGAAATTGAAAAAATTGAATACAAGAATTAATACCACCCGTCTTTTCTGGCAGGTGGTATTTTTATGTAAAAAAGGAGGTGATCAAAATGAAAAAAGTAAAAGTAATCAAACGGTATAACGACGTGGTATTAAAAAAGATTCAGGAACCCGGTACGATTTTGGAAGTAGGCGACAAACGGGCGGATCATCTTGTACGTGAGGAAATGGCCGAATACGTCACGGAATCCGGAAAAAGAGAAGAGGGGAAGAAAGGGTAAGGTGATCCAATATCTCCCTTTGAGACGCGGGGTGAAGCGTCTTATTTTTGTGTCCGCAATGACATTAAACTAAAAAAATCAATTGCAATGGCCTGGGCGTAAGAATGGGCTGGGGCAGAAAGGATGATTAAAAATGAGGAATAAATATTTTAAACTTGCGTGCTGCAGGATACCTATGAACATTCAGTTTTTCGCGGAGCCAGGAAATGACGCTGGGGCCGAAGTCGGCAATGGCGGTGGATCCGGAGGCGAAGGGGGATCGGGTGGCACCGGTGGCGACGATTCCGGCGGTAACGGCGGGACAGAACCACCAACTTTTGACGAGCTGCTAAAAGGCGGCCACCAGGCAGAGTTTGACCGCAGGGTACAGAAAGCTATTGATACAGCACTTACAAACGCACAGCAGAAATGGAATGCTCTTACGGATGATAAGCTGTCTGAGGCCGAGAAACTGGCGAAGATGACCCAGGGAGAGCGCGACAAGTATAATCAGCAGAAAAAGGAGAAGGAATTAGCCGACAAAGAAGCCGCCATTACCAAGCGGGAACTGATGGCGGAGGCTAAGATCACGCTGGCAGAAAAGAAGCTCCCTGTAGGGCTTGCAGAGGTGCTGAATTACACAGATGCGGACTCCTGCAACAAATCTATCGACGCCGTTGAAAAAGCCTTCCAGGCGGCTGTAGAGGCGGCTGTACAGGATAGGTTAAAAGGCGGAACACCGCCAGGAAGAGCGCCTGAAGGTACAGTAACAAAAGAAGAGTACTCCAAAATGGGGTACGCAGAGAGGCTTAAATTAAAAACAGAAAATCCAGAGCTGTTTAAGCAGCTATCTGGAAAATAAGAGAGGAGAAATTAAGATATGCCAGGAACAATTTTTGGAATTCCGTTTGACGAGGAATTATTTTTACAGATGTGGAACGAGGCACCGGATCCGTATCTAACTGCAATGATCGATTCCGGAGCAGTGGTTGAGGACCCGACAATAGCAGGGATGATCCGGACAAGTGGAAATATTTACACGATCCCGTTTTACGATACTCTGGACGGAGAGGATCAGAACTATGACGGGCAGACAGATATCACAGTATCTGAGGTTGGAGGCGGCTTTCAGACCGGCGTTGTTTACGGCCGTGCGAAAGGCTTCTTCGCGAGAAATTTCACGGCAGAGCTTTCCGGCGCTGATCCGATGGGTCACATTGTATCGACTATCGCGAGATACTGGCAGAAACGCCGTCAGATGCGTCTGATCGGGATCACAAATGCAGTATTCAGCCTTACAGGGGCAAGCGGTAACGCAAAAACATGGGCTGATACCCATAGCTTAGACCTTGGTTCTGACACGGCCAGCGCGAGGGTGATTGCGGAGACAGACCTTAATGACCTTGCCACACTGGCGTGCGGGGATCATAAGGATCAGTTTGGGCTTGCGATTATGCATTCCAACGTTGCAAAGACGCTGGAAAACAAGCAGCTCCTGGAATACTGGAAATACACAGATTCCAATGGAATTCAGCGTCCAATGAATATTGCCAGTGTAAATGGGTACACAGCGCTCATCGACGATGGTGTGCCGTGTGAAACTGTCGGAGGAGAGGGAGCAAATAAGGATCTCAAAAAGTACACGACCTACCTGTTCGGCACCGGGGTTATCCGTACCGCAAAAGGCCGGGTTGATGTACCGGCTGAAATCAACCGGGATGCAAAGAAAAATGGTGGGCAGGATGAGCTTATTACAAGGATGAGAGAGACCCTCCATCCAAACGGATTTAGTTTCAAGGTACCTACTTCCGGATGGACACAGTCCCCAACGGATGCGCAGCTCTTTGCAAAAGCAAACTGGGACATTAAATTTAACCCGAAAGCAATCCCAATGGCGCGGTTAATTACAAACGGTTAAGGATGTGGTCTGATTGAGGGATATCGAAATTCTGGAGTTAATGACAGGTGAGACTAATTACGAGCTGCTCTCAGTACTGCTTGATGAAGCTACCGAGTATGTGCTGGCGTATACCAACCGCACCACTATGATCCCTGCGCTGAAAAAGACAGCCAGGGATCTGGCGGTGATCGCGCTGAACAGGATCGGCACCGAGGGTGAGTCTGGACGCAGCGAGGCCGGCGAAACATATAGTTTTGACAATGCCCCGAAACATATCTATGACATCCTAAATAGATACCGGCTTGTACGGATAGGGGGGAAGACACATGAGGCTAAAACGCAGCAGAGTTAGGACGTATTTCCACAAAACCAGGACTGTAAAAAAGGACAATGAAGGAAGCACGTATGAGGAGTACGGCAATGCCACGTCTTTTCAAGGAGAGGTGTGGCCTGCTTCCGGAAAGGTTCAGGCGGCGATGTATGGCGACAAACTGTCATATATCCGCAATATAAAAATTGCAGGAAAATATGAAATGGTTACCGATAGCAATGGCAAAGTACATTATGTGTACCCAGGCGGCCTGGACATAACCGAATCAGATGGGTTATGCCTGTATGTTGCCGAAAACAATGATCCTGATTATAAGATTATCTCTATTAAACCGTATCAACCATTAAGGCTGGAGGCAGAGCGATTATGATTCTAGGCAAAATGGGATTAGAAAATAAATTTAAAGATCTGTCAGATGTCAGTATGCGAAAAGGGGTAGGCAAAGGCATATCGTTGGTTCAGGAAGCCGCAAAAAGCAATTGCCCTTCTCATGATGGCGAACTACGCCAAAGCATATACAGCCATATAGAAGAAGATGAAAATGTTATAAGGGGGATATGCGGGCCTGCAGCGAAGCATGGGGTGTATGTCGAATTAGGAACCGGGCCAAAAGGCCAAGCAAAACATGCGGGGATATCGCCAGAGGTTACAGTGGCCTATACTCAGTCCCCATGGTGGATTCATGAAGGCCTCGGAGAAAACGAAATAGACCGGGCAACGGCTGAACATTATCATTTCTTTCACATCGACACTCCGCAGGGGCGATTTTATCAATGTTCTGGCCAAGCAGCACAGCCGTATCTTTATCCCGCTCTCAAGGATAATGAAGATGAAATTGTTCGGATTATTGCCAAGGAGGTAAAGAAACAATTATGAAAAACGTAAAAGACCAGGTGTACGAGGCGTTACGGAATGTATTTGAGTATGTGTCGGATCAGTATCCCAAAGAATGGGCGAACTTTCCGACGTTGCAATATACCGAGGAGGATAACCGGGTACACGAACATACAGAGAAAGAGGATAAGTCTTATGTACGGTATCGGGTTGATATCTGGCATAATCGATCTACATCGGATGCGGCGCTGGAAGTTGACAGGGCACTGTCAGCACTGGGGCTGGTAAGGACGCTGTGCCAGGACGCGCCGGACCCGTCAGGACTGAAGCATAAGGTAATGAGATATGAAGGAATTATTGACATGTATACGGACCTTGTATACTGGCCGAATTAGGAAGGAGAAAAAGAATGTTAGCAAATGGTGCAAAATTAGGATACAAAGCAACAAAAGAAGCAAGCACGTATACGGATCTGCCAGGACTTAAAGAAATCCCGGATATGGGTGTGGATCCTGAGAAGGTAGACGATACGTGTCTAACTGACAAAAATAAGATATATGAAAACGGAATCGGAGATTTGGGAGACATGATATACAAATTCCGATTTGACAATAAAAGCGCAAATTCTACATACCGTATTCTGCGGGGACTGCAGGACAGCGGGGAAACGTATAGTTTCCAGGAAACACTGCCTGATGGTACGATCACTACGTTTGACGCCCAGGTATCTGTAAAAAGGACAGGCGGCGGTGTAAATGGTGTAATTGACTGCGACGCTACAATGATGATACAGAGTGACCTTGTAGTAACAGACCCGGCATAATAGCTGGGTCAATTTATTTTAAGGAGGAATAGGTAATGCAGGGAATAGATGAAGAATTAAAGCAGGAACTGATAACAGATGCTGTTGACAACGAGGAAAAGGTTGTTGATTTTGGAGAGGAAAAGAAAAGAAGAAAGGCTTTTCACATTTGGACTGTCGGAGACAACGAATACAAATTGAAGTTGTCAACAAGCAATATCTGTATGCTGGAAGAGAAGTACAAAAGGAACTTACTCGACCTCGTGTCCATGGGGAGTATCCCTCCACTGAACATTATGCTGACGATCATCCAGGCGGCGATGCTGCCCTGGCACCATGGCATTAAATATAAGGCAGTACAGAATATCTACGAAAGATACGTAGAGGAGGGCGGCAGCCAGACAGATCTGGTGTCTAATGTATTAATGCCGACGTTGGCAGTCTCTGGTTTTTTTACGCCGGATCAGGCGGAGTCGATGGAGGAGAAACTGCAGGAAGAATCTCTGCTGTAAGGTCAGCTCTGTCGAAATACATATATGAGCTTTACCCGAATGCTTTAGACTGTGGTATCAAAATCGATGAGTTTTGGGATCTGTCAGTTCAGGAAATTGAGGATTATATTGAGAGCTATAACAGGAAAACGAAAAGGCGGGTAAGAGAGAGTGTGCTGTGGCAGCATGCTGTAGTTGATCTACTCGATGAGAGACTTATCGCAAGATTCTGTGAACAGAAAATACAGTTTACGAAACCATGGGATCGTTACCCAGAATTATTTGAAGAAGAAAGGCTTTTATACGAACAGCAGGAGCGGGCAGAAAAAGCCCTCAGTATGGGCGAATCAAGAAGAGCCTATGCCGCAGAATTCAATCGTAGGAGGAGGTGACGGAATGGATATAGAAAAACTTCGAGTTATTCTCGAAATGGAAAAGAAAAATTATTCCAAGGAACTTGAAAAAGCGCGAAAGGAAACCAAACAGGCCACCGACCAGATTGAAGCCGAAATAGAAAAAGTAAAGCAATCTACAGGCAAGATGGGGTATGGGCTTAATAAGTCTCAAGTCGAGATCCAATCAACAATGCAAAAAATGAGGGATGCTTTTTCGGCCCCTCTGCGGGCAATACAAGCACTGCGGGAAAAAATGGCGATGTCAAATCCTAATGTTGTTAAAACGGATGCCTATCAAAATATCGAGGAGGATGCGGCAAACGCAGCGGCGGATGTGGAGAGGTTACAGCGGGAAACAGAAGCCTTAAAAGCAAGTCTATCAACATTCAAACACTCTGAAAATTTTGAATGGTATTCTAAAGAAATCAAAAAAGCCGAATCCGATCTACGCGACTTGTCCCGGCTCCAGGAGTTGTTTCTGCAGGCAGGCGGGGAAACTGGAAGTAGGTATTATGCTGATCTTGAAAAAGATATAAAATCTCTGACAGAACGTATTCGGATATATAAATCAGAACGTGATGGGCTTGGCGAAAATGGATTTGAAAAGGATGCAAAGAGACTCCGATCACTTGAGACAGAGATTTCTAATGCGAAAAGAAAATTAAAGGAGTATAATGCCGAAAAAGCGAGAATGGAAACGGACGGAACTGCATATACGGCAAGGAGCGTTGCTACACCAGGAACGCGCAATGCTTCTGGGGTGGGCGGTAAGTTTAAGAAAGTTTTCTCTGGCTTAAAAAACGTCTTCTCTTCGATCACAACCGGAATAAAAAAGGCTTCGGGAGCATTTGGAGCTCTCATTAACCGTTTCCGAAACGGTATTCCCGTGCTGCATAGAACCCGGAAAGCGGCCGGGGGACTTGGCGAACAAATGAAGGGCCTGGGAGGAATGCTCAGAACGATCGGAATGACTGCAAGGTTCATGTTTGCCAGCTTTTTAATCATGGGGACAGTAAACGGAATAAAAGAAGGCATGCAGAACCTGGCACAATACAGCGACCGGGTAAATGCGAGCCTGTCTATGTTAATGTCAAGCCTGACACAGCTTAAAAACAGCCTTGCCACAGCTTTTGCACCTATTCTTGAGGTGGTGGCGCCGCTGCTTAATACGCTGATCCAGAAGGTTACACAGGCGGTATCTGCGATAGGCATGTTGTTCTCCTCGTTGACTGGAAAATCTTATTTTACCTCTGCGAAAAAGGTAAACCAAGATTATGCAGCAAGCCTAAACCAAAACGCAAACAGCGCGAATGAAGCCAATGAAGCCAATAAAGAACTGCAGAGGACATTGCTTGGTTTTGACCAGATAAACAAATTAGACGATGATACATACAGTGCACCAAGCGGGGGAACCCCGGATGTACTTGATCCTTCCGATATGTTTGAGGAAGTGCCTATTGGCAATAAGATCAAGGAATTTGCCGATAAACTGAAGGATGCCTGGCGGAATGCAGATTTTACGGAAATCGGCCAAATAGTAGCCGACAAACTAAACCATGCCCTGGAGAACATCCCATGGGGAAAGATTCGTGCCACGCTGAACAGGATCGCAAAGAGTATCGCGACTTTTCTGAACGGATTTCTCGAAAGAATGAATTGGAATCTTGTCGGGGATACAATTGCGCAGGGGATTAATACTGCTTTTGAATTTGTGAACACCTTCGTGAAAAATTTCCATTGGGATTCCCTGGGGAAAGCTATTGGGAAGCTGATAAATGGGGCGTGCAATGGGCTTAACTGGGATCTGATACACGGGACATTGAAAGGGATTGTCGAGGGCATAACCACATCAATTCGGAATATCCTGGACACAGCGGATCCTAAACTGGTCGGTAATACACTGGGAAATTATATACATTCCTTCATCCTGATCGGATACACTGCTGTAACCACATTCCCATGGGCAAAACTGGGGAAAACACTCGGTGAATGCATTAACGGCGCTATCGAGAAAATCGACCTGCCCATGCTTGGTACCACAATCGGCAAGCTGATAACCGGCATATTCTCTTTATTCCGGAAATTGGCTGGAACAATAGAATGGGACGAAGTAGGCAAGGAAATAGCGACAGGACTCAATAACATGTTTAAGGAGCTGGATCCGGACGAGATTGCAGAAGGAATTAACAATGTCGTTAACGGTCTATGCGAAATGCTGGGGACATTTTTAAAAGAGGTTGACTGGGGCGAATTATTTGGGAAAATAGTTGAGATCTGGAATAAGCTGGACTGGAAAGTGAAACTTGGAGTAACGGCCCTTGTTATAGGCAAGGCACTGTTTGGAGCCCTGGGCCTCGTGTTCAAGAGCCCGGCGTTATCCTCGGGGCTTGCAGAAGCATTTGGCGGGAGCATAGCAACCGCTCTGAAGGCTGTACCAATGGCCCTTGCCGGAGCAGCAGGCATTGGATTCATCGGGTTTAATATATTTGATGTATTTAAGGACATGCGGGAATCCATAAAGAATAAGGACATATTCGGGATTGTGGATTCCATTAAGGGCTTCTTTTCATTACCCGATATACCAAATTCCATGAATGCGGGCATTAAAAAAGCATTGGATGCAGTCGGATTTTATGATCCGATACGTGAGAAATTTGCGGACTGTAAGGAATGGTTAATTGATAAAGGGGTAGGTACCATTGAGGGGCTTATAAACGGAATTGAAAATAAGTATCCTGATGTACAGGCATTTTTTAAACAATTGCCCGGTGACATTAAAGCAAAAGCCGGAAACGCAGGATCCTGGCTCTTGGAAAAGGGCCGGTCAGCCATTGACGGCTTGAAAAGCGGTTATGAATCTAAAATCGGTACATTTTTCTCAAAGGTGCAGCGTCTTAAGGATGAAACATTCTCTGCTATAGGCGACTTACTGGGAAAAGTAAGGCCGAAAGGCGGGGATATTGCATCTGGCCTTACAGGCGGGTTCAATGACAATAAAAAGACCCTGCTATCAACAATATCCAATATTCCTGATCTGATCAAGAGCGGCCTGGGGGATTTAGGGACCATAGGGCGGAATGCAATTCAATCATTCGCAAATGGTTTTTCGTCTGTTCACATTCCAATGCCGCATATAGGTATGGATTGGAGTAAGATTACCCTGGGAAAGACAAGTTTTAGCATCCCTAATTTCCGGTTAAGCTGGTATGCAGCCGGAGGATTCCCGGATGCGGGAGAAATGTTTGTTGCGCGCGAAAATGGCCCTGAAATGGTCGGGCGAATGGGAAACAGGAATGCTGTAGCAAATAACGGACAGATCGTTGAGGGTATTAAAAAGGGTGTATATGACGCCGTTGTATCTGCCTTTTCGCAGTTTAAAGCAGGGGATGGGCAGGAGGTAAATATAAATGTGTACCTCGGAACTAAACAAGTAACAGATGTATTCATCGAAGATATTAACAATAGGACAATATCTACAGGCGTATGCCCGATTAGGTTATAGGGGGTGACAGTGTGGACAACTTGGTTATTGGCGGTGTTACAATGCCAATCCTAAAAAAAGACGGTCTTGAAATCAAAAAAGAGAAGATATGGTCGAAGAACACGGGGAGGTCGTCTTCGGGTGACATGATAGGCGACATCGTCAAGATAAAATACACCCTACATTGCGAATGGCCCCCATTAAATAAAGGAGATGCAGCCAAAATAGACGTGGCTGTGTCTCCTTCTTTCTTTAATGTGACCTTTACTGATATTGGAGGGGCGCGAGTAACGAAAGTGTTCTACGCTGGATCACCTGTATACCCGGTATACAGTTACTTTTCCGGCGTAAAAACATATCATGGGGTCACAGTCGACCTGATAGAAAAATAGGAGGAGTAAGATGTTAAAAACAACAAAAAGCATTTCCCTGACGGGAAACAGCATGATTAACGACAAGCCAGTGGTCTATATGCAGGCAAGTATCTCTACCGGCGGAGGGACAACCAGCCATTCAAGCAGCATCCAGGACAAGGCATTATATGAGTCAAACAAAACTGAGTGCCGGCAGGATATGGCTGCATTTGACGCTATGGTATATGAGATCGAGGATACAATGCAGACGGAGGTATCGCAGTAATGAAAATCAAAAACAGCCAGGTAGTGGCTTTTTTGAACGGGGTTGCAGATATCCAATCAAAAATGCTGCCTACTAAAGTCGGATATGCAATTGCAAGGAATATAGCACTGTTAGAATCCGTTGCAAAAGCGTACGAAGAGGAGCGCACAAAAATTATTGATAAGTATGCTAAAAAAGGCGAGAATGGAAGATATATCGTCGTGGGAAATACTTATGATATCCAGGATATGGCAGGTTTTGGGGCTGATATGGATGAGCTGCTGGGAATTGAAAACGAGGTTGCAATTCACACCGTTTCGCTATCGGAACTGGAGAAGTGCGACTTAGAACAGTTCGATGCACTTACAGTAAAAGACCTTAAACTGCTGGATTTCATGACAGTAGATTAGGCCAGGAGGTGGGAGAATGTATCAACCATCTGCGGCGTTTGCGGAATTGATACAGAAAGATTCCCGGACGTTTAAGGCAAAACTAATTATTGGCCAGAATGAAATCGAGACAGACATTAAAAGTATTGTTCTAAGAGGAGGATCCAATAGTGGATCCTCTTTTATTATTGGAAGTTGTATCAGCCAGTATATCGAAGTGGAAATGGCGAAACAGACGATCCTCATTGAAAATGAAGAACTTGAATGGCGTATAGGAGCAAATATCTCAGATACGGTAGAAGAATACATTCCAATGGGTTTTTTTACGGCAAATAAACCAGAAGCCGATGAGGATATGGTAAAGTTCACGGCGTTTGACCGCATGATAAGAACAGAAAGGGCGTATTTTTCTTCCCTGCCTGTATCTACAACAACTGTAGCCGTACTAAAAGAAATGTCTACGTTTCTTAGCACTCCTATAGTAACTACAGGACTGTCAGCAATAACGATTAAGAGGCCCGATGGTTACACCTGCAGAGAAGTCCTATCTTACATATCGCAGATGTATGCAGGGTTTGCTATATGTAACCGCCAAGGACAAATTGAAATAAAGAAATATGCAGTATCCAACATAAGTATCGCTCCCACAAGATACTGGGACACTTTTAAACATAACGATTTTCCATATACGTTTCAGCGGATCGTTTGCTATACAGGCAAGGATGAAAACGGAGAAAGCATCTCTATAACCGCTGGCAGTGGAAACCGAGAACTTACAATATCCAACCCGTTAATGACCCAGAGCATCTTAAACAATGTGGCGGCGACCCTAAAAGGGTTCAGCTACATGCCTGGTAGCCTTCGGTTTCTGGGGGATCCTCGGGTAGATCCGTGGGACATCATCAAGGTGTCAGATCGGGATGGCCATGTCTATTCTGTTCCAGTCATGAGCATGACGCAAGATTTTGATGGCGGGCTGACCACCAGTGCGGATGCCCCCGGGGAATCCGAAACAGAAGAGCAACAGGGATTTCAGGGGCCGGTAACGCAGGCAATAGAGCGTTATGCCGTGCAGCTTGCCCTGGTAGATCATGCAATCGTTAATAAGTTGGACGTCAATACGGCCAACATAACCTATGCAAAGATAACGGACTTGGAAGCTACCAATGCGATTATTACAAGGATTGAAACAGAAGACCTGACCGCAATAAACGCAAAAATAAATACTGCCAATATCAATCTTGGAAATATCGAAAATCTGCTGTCTGGCAACGCGGGGGTTGGTGACCTGACCAATATACACTTGACTTCCCAGAATGCGGTGATCGAAAGTGCGCTGATAAAAAGCGCGGTGATGCAGTCGGTGACCGTGAATGACCTTCTGGCGGGTACGATCTACACAAACAAATTCCAAATATGGTCTGACACTGCAGGTGGGATGAAGATATTCGGGGCCACTCAGCAGTGGATGGATAAAGATGGAAGGATAAGGATGCAGGCCGGTCTTGATTCCAACGGTGCATTTAATTACTATATCATGGATGCCGCAGGGAATACGATGTTTGATGCCCTTAACGGGGTGTCTGCTGCAGGCATTAAGGCCCCCATCATTAAAGACTCGATGGTGGCAGATGATGCCAGCATAAGCGGGTATAAAGTCAATGTCCAGACGTTGGTACAAAATATCAATGGCAGCAATGTGCAGATACAGGGCAGCAAAGTCATTGTCGATGGGACGGGCCAGACTGTGTCCGCAAAGTTTGATGTTATGCAAGAGGAGATCGATGGCGTGGCATCCTCTTCCGGGGGATATACGCTGCAGACTTATGTAGAGGGCGGGCATACCGGAGACGGGGAGACAGCAACGATCCACGCCAGGCTATATGCGAGCAATAAAGAGGTAACAGAGACTTTCGGCCCGGAACACTTTGTCTGGAGCAGGTTATCAGAGGATGACTCTGGGGACGATGCCTGGAATGGGCAAAGAATTACTGGGTATTCCATACAGCTTTCAGGTGCGGACGTGACTATGCTGGCAAGTTTTGAGTGCAAGTTTTTAATCTGGGATGAGTTTGAAATCATTACCAAGGACGGGGCCAGCCTGCAGACGAAGGCCGGAGAGCAATTAATCGCAAAATGTATTTAAAAGGAGAATGAAATATGAGTGTAAAAGCAGTACAGGCCACAATAAATGGCCAAAGTTACAATCTAACATTAAACAGCAGCACTGGTAAATGGGAGGCCACTGTTACAGCCCCTTCGACATCATCGTACAAACAGTCGGGGCATTACTATGGCGTATCCTTAAGGGCAACTGATAATGCTGGCAATGCAGTGACCAAGGATGCCTCAGACGCTACGCTGGGTAGCAGTTTAAGGCTTGTGGTCAAAGAGAAAGTTGCGCCGGTGATCACGATCACAGCACCTTCTGCAAATGCATTGATTATAAATAATAAGCCGGCAATTAGCTGGACTGTAACCGACAATGATTCAGGAGTCAATCCAGACACAATAAAACTCACAATAGATTCTGGGACTGCAATCACCGGAAGCAGCATCACCAAAGAGGCCATTACCAATGGTTACAGATGTACATATACGCCTACAACCGCACTTTCTGACGGTTCGCACACCGTCAAAGTGGATGCTACCGATTATGACGGAAATGCAGCGACTCAAAAGAGCAGCACATTTAAGATTGATACGGTACCACCGGTATTATCTGTCACATCTCCGGCTAATGGTCTGGAAACGAATCAGGCAAAGGTAACTGTGGAAGGAACAACCAATGATGTAACGAGTAGCCCAGTTACCCTTACTATCAAACTTAATTCCGGAACCGCAGAAGCTGTTACAGTTGCATCTGATGGTAAATTCAGCAAGGAACTGACTCTTACGGCTGGAACCAATACCATTACAATCGTAGCCACGGACGGGGCCGGAAAGAGCACTACTGTTACAAGGACAGTGATTCTGGATACGGCAGCTCCTGTGATTAGTGCTGTGACAATGGTCCCGAATCCAGTGGATGCTGGAAAGACATTTGTGATTACTGTAACTGTAACTGACTAAGGCGGTGTGCCATGGTCAAAAAAGTTATAGGGAAAGCCAATGATTTCGAACTGATATTTGAACTTAAGGAGGGGGACTGCTGGGAGGCGGTTACCCCTCCAAACATTTATGGAGAGTATCCGGTAGAGCTGTGGGCATACGATACGGCCGGCAATGTCTCATATATGGCCACCATGCTGTATATCGTGAGTGATCATACTCTGCAGGCCTATCTGATACCAATTGAGTATGCCGGGATATTAGACAGCCAGGAGCTGATTGCCTTGCTTGATCGGTATGGATTGGAAACAGCGTTGGCAGAGTTGAAAATTTTAGGAGGAGGTGTAGATCAATGGAAAAGATCAGCTTTGATTTTGGAGAAAAAAGACACATACGAATGACAGTGAAAATTACATCCGGTGAAGAACTTCCATTTTTGATCCGCACCGCAAAGTGGGAACTGATCGATAAGTCGGGCGTTATCGAGGATTCCGGAGATTGCATGATTGAGGATCATGAGCTTGATGCGTACATTAATCCTTTAAAGAGTGAATCCTACACTCTCAGATATATCTATGAGGTGGCAGACGAAATATGGGTTGATAAATTAAGGGTGGTGGTTTCCTGATGGCGGTACCAAATATTGTAATAAGCGCGGTTAAGATTACCCCGCAGACTGTTACCGTAGGGGAGAAAATCGTAATCAGCGTAACCATAGTACCGGAACAGTTTAGGATAGCCACAAAGGCGGGAGAAAATCTTCTGGACAAATCCGGAAATGAATTGATATGCAAGGAGGAATAATATGGCAACAAAAAAACTGCAGGATTTAACTGCATCAACAAGCCCAGGCGATGCAGATATACTTTTAATTGAGGATACGGCTGCAACGAAGAAAATAACATTTCTAAATCTATTCAATCGGATCAAAACGAAATTAAGCCTGGCCACTGTTGCCACAAGTGGCAAATTAGCAGACACTGTTAAAGACGCAAATAACCGTACAATTACGGACGCTGAACGGACAAAATGGAACGGGTACGGTACTTCTATTGATTCACTAAATAGCAATTGGGAAAAATTAGGTGGCTTAAGATTTGACCATCAATTCATCGCTTCAGTTACAGCAGAATACTCTGCTGATAATGTACTGTCGTTTGCCGGATCCCAGTTGTATCCAGGGAATTTTACCAACTGTGCATTCTTGGCTGTGCTTAATTCCACAGCTTCCACCGGGAAGCAGAGTGTATACCTGATAATAATGGGCGCCGCCGATGCCGCACCGGTACTTATTAAGATAGACGGCGGATCAGAAGCGTTATACCCTAAACTCGCAAAGACATCCAGCAACAGAGTATATGCTGTCTGGAGTACGGCTGCAACTGCCGGCATACATACCAGCCTCTTTAAGCTGTATTAGATATCGGATTATAATCATTTCATAATGTAGCATTCGGAGACGTTGACTCCGGTCGTAGTAGATAGGTCTGCCCCAAATGGTGTAATAGTTATCTCTGCATTTTCCGCTGACATCTGGAAGACAAAACCCGCTGTCGAAGATATGTTGACCCTTCGATAAAGACCGTATCGGGGCGTTTCAGAAGATGGCTGAAAGAGCTTATATTCCTGACCTTGCTTCATAGCGACTTTAGGGTAACCGGATATTCTTACCCATGCAATCTCCCCATACGATGTAACCTGCATGTTTAAGTACGCTCCCTCAATCGTCCGAGTTTTTACAGTCAAATTGCTATTTAGTTGATTTATATGTAAACGCAAATAAGGCTCCAAATAAAAAAAGAAAGAAGGTGATATGATGTCCTTAATTTTGGCATCCCGCGCAACAGTCTATGACAGATACGCTATATCCCGAAAGTTCACGGCCCAGGAGACCGCTATTAATATGGTCCAGGGAAATATTGCTCTGCTTGTATCCGCCTCAGAAATAGAAGAACTTAAGAACGGCGATAAGACAATGTATAGTAAGCTGTCGACAGTTGAAATGGATCTAAATTCTATCACCATGACAGTATCATCTTCGGAGTATAAGGACATCAATGGTGTTTTGAGCGCCGTGTCGCAGGCGGGGGCAGCCATAGAACTTAATACCCAGGAGATAAAACTGAAGGTCAGCAAAGACAGCTTAATATCCACGATAAATCAGTCTGCAGAGGCGATTACTATTAATGCAAATAAAATTAATCTAAATGGCATTGTGACCGCAAACCAAAATTTCAAGATTCTTACAGATGGCAGCATGGTAGCTAAAAATGGTGTATTTGATGGAAAAATAACTACTGATTCGATCAACCTTAAAAATGGCAAATTAACAATTGATTCCGGAATACTTGAGATTTCGAATGAAGTGTATGATTTTGCATGTTTAAAAATTATTTCAGGAGGATCAATTCTGCAAGTGCATCCAGACGTAATAAGTGCTAAAAAAAGCTCGGATATCTCTATTACGCATTCTGTAAAAAGCGGGGTGGCGTCATACTGGAAAAATGGATCCAAATTGTGCTCTGTAAATTTATCCAGTACAGGGAGTACGTTCTTTTTGACAACGGGAGAAGGTACCGCAGTCACATTAGAAGCAAATGGTACATCTCGATTTAATAACATACATGTGGCAGGGAGCCTGATGGTTGCTGGCACAAAAAATAGAATTGTACAAACTAAGCAATACGGTATTATTACGCAATCCTCCTACGAGACAACAGAGCCCATGTTTGGAGATATGGGGCACGGAATCATAAATGATCTTGGAGAATGTATCATTTTTATAGATCCGAAATATGGAGAAACTGTCAGCATCGAATACGGATATTATGTCTTTATCACAAAATATGGGGACGGGGATGCATGGATCAGCAAGAAAGAGCTTTCCACATTTACAGTCTCCGGTACGCCGGGATTAGAATTTGACTGGGAGATAAAGGCACACCAAAAAGGGTATGAGCTTGATCGACTAAGATCTGTCGATTTGTAAAGGAGTAAAATTATGGAGATTAGGGCAAGACCAGAAGGTCTTATTTTTATGGGGTTAATCATGCCGGCAGAAAGCCGGGGAAAGGAGCCGCAGATGTGACAATAGAATTGGCACTAATAATTAGCATTGTGTCTACATCGTTTGCAGTGTTTTTTGGGATTAAAAACACTAAAAGGGCGGACACATCAGACGCAGAAAAGAAAGCTGTAGAGAGCGCCACAATCAATGTCAAGCTGGATACCATAGCGGGCGATGTTCGGGATATCAAATATGATATGACAGCAGTTAAAAAGGACGTACAGGGACTCACAGAACGTATGATTATCGTTGAGCAATCGACGAAATCTGCGCACCATCGTATAGATGGGATAGCGAAAGAAAGAGAGGAAAAATTATGAAAAACAGAGATTGGATTGAATGGGCCAAAAGGGCCGAGATCAGGGCGGTTAAGACCATAGCCCAGGCGGCAATTGCCGGGATCGGAACGGCGGCAGTTATGAGTCAGGTTGATATTAAGTATGTGATATCTGCATCATTGCTGGCCGGCGTGCTATCGTTATTGACCAGCGTGGCCGGTCTGCCAGAAATCGGGAACACAGAGACTACGGAGGGCGAGTAATCGTCCTCTTTTTAAACTATGATAAGGAGATCGAATATGAATAGATTAATTATTGACGTAAGTTATGCACAGGGCCAGATCAACTGGGATCAGGTTAAGACAACGGGGGTTGACGGCGTGATTATTCAGTGTGGGTATGGGGACGATATTGCTTCTCAGGATGATAAGCAATGGAAACGCAATGCAGATGAATGCGAGCGATTAGGCATCCCGTACGGTGCGTATCTGTTCAGTTACGCAACCACAAGAGAACATGCGTTAAGCGAGGCAGCACACTTGAAAAGACTTATATCCGGCAGAAAACTGTCTTATCCTGCATACATAGACATTGAGTCTGATGGGCTCCCGAAGAGCTCATTCAACCCGCAATGGTTCATTGAGATGGGAGAAACAATAGAGTCAACTGGAAACTGGTTTGGAGTATATGCGAATGCGGACTGGTTCAGGACTACAATCGGTAGTTCTTTAGATCGGTTCACGAAATGGGTCGCGGCATATGGGGATAATACAGGGCACCCATCAGGAGGTAAGCCTAATTTGGGAGAAGATATCTGGCAATATACAAGCGTGGGGCGCGTAGCTGGTATTGCGGGGAATGTCGATATGAACGAATGCTACAGAGATTTTCCGAAAGAAATTAAGGGCGTATCCACTAAACCCAGCACTCAAAAGCCGACTCCAGCGCCAGCTCCCACAGCCGAAACACATACCGTCAAAAGTGGTGAGACGCTGTCCGGGATCGCGGCCAAGTATGGCACAACCTACCAGCATTTAGCTGCCATTAACGGGATTAACAATCCTGACCTGATCTACGCGGGCCAGGTACTCAAGATCGACGGGGCGGCGGCGCCATCCAAGACATATACGGTTAAGGGTGGGGACACGCTCTCTGGAATCGCGGCAAGATATGGCACCACATATCAGAAGTTGGCCCAGATCAACGGGATCAGCAACCCTGACCTGATCCATCCGGGGCAGATGATCAAATTAGGATAGCATAATAATAGCCCGGGTCCTTATAGAATCCGGGCTTGACATTTAACGAATAGTTTTTTATAATAAAATTGTTAACACGGTAGCGGAAGGGGCTATCGTGTGTCACAGGCACCCAATCTTGCCTGTGTTGGATTGAAACATAAGTAGGAGTAAATAACCTAAAAAAAAGAACCGTCATTATGACAGTTCTTTTTTTTAGGTTATTTTTTGAGGAATGCTCCCTCAATCATCCAACATGGCTACAGTATCACGGCATATGGCGCCGTTATTGTTTTCATAAACCGGATCCCCGTTTTTAAAGATCCGAAGCAGGTTATTCTCAGAATTGTAAGTCCCTACTTTTTCGTCTCCCACCAAAACCATGTGTCCGTCACCTGCATCTTTATAGTTCGACATATCGTATCTGATATGGGTAAAAGCCTTGTCGGGATTATAAGCCGATTTATCATATCCGGCCGGGCAGCCTTTTTTGTATTCTGCGTTTGCAAGTGCCAACAATTCTTTTGCCAGCTCTATTGTAAAAACATTACCGTGTTCTTCCCTTGCACTAAATCCCCAGTAAATACCATCTGTTTCAGAAGACTTAACGTTTACGTAATACCCTTTTTGATTCATTATGTTTGTATTCATAAAATTCCTCCCTTGCTTTTGGAAGCAACGCTTGTTATAATTCATTTGATGGGGAGCGGTGGCAAGCCCGCCATCCCTGTCACTTATCCGATTCTTTTTTCCAGTTCGTTTGTTCTACGAATTAGTATTTCATGTACGCGTTCAACCTCATCAAAAATTATTTCGTCCATTGCTTTTAGTTCTGCAGTATCTTTCATCTGCTGGCGTCTCAGATCTTTCATTCCTTTTTCAAGATCTCCAACTTTTTCGAGTAACAAATCTAATTTTTCACTGTCTGTCATATGATTACCTCCAATAATTTGTTCTGTAAGGAACTTGCCTTCCTTAACTATCTTTATTATATACTATTCGTACGAATATGTCAAGCCTTTCTGATAACTATTGCATCATTTTCCAAAGAAATTATAACGTCTTTTTCTTCTTGCGTAATGCCAAGAGTCTTTACAAATTCAGGGGGGAGCGTTATCCTTGCCATGACCGCATTCTTGCTGGCTGTACCACCAGGTTTGTTAAACAATACTTTTCTCTTTATACTTTCCATGAATAATCCTCCTTATTATATATTAATATACGATATTCGAACGAATAAAACAATAGTATTATATTATTCGTACGAATTACACAAAAATTTTTCGCATGATTTGTGTATTATGCCAATTGATTAATTCGTACGAATGATATATAATATAGTTACAAGGTAAGGAAAGCAAAGGAGGAAAATAAGATGGGGAAGATTTATGGAATAAGATTTGACAATAGAAAATTTGAAATTGGTGAAGAGATTAGCAATAGTCATTCTTATGACAACCAAGGTCAAAGAGGTGAAGAACTTTCAGGTACATGCGCACTGTTCGTATCTAGCGAGAATGATTTTATCGATTATTTAGATGGAATTTTGGAAGCTGAAAGCGGCGAACTCGAAAATTACAACAAGGCACTTAACGCTAATTATCCTTATCCATATATCTATCTCGTAGCGATAGAAAGCGAATGGGGATGGGAATGGGGAGAAGATGAAAACGAGATAATCATGAATGGCGCTGAAGTTGTTAGAAAAATAAGATAG